AACGGGATTATTTCACTCTCAGAGACAGAATCGTCACAGTGACGAACCAGGTTGGATATTTACAGGACTACATCAACAATCAGTGCATGAAGTGAATTGATATAACATAACTTTTTGCTTAAAAAGTGTGCTCAATTAAATCATGTACTTACGGAAAAGTAGACAAAATGCAACGATTCAAGTATGTTTTTGCTATGTTGGTGTGAGTTGCAACCAATATTCGAAGCCTCGCTATCTGCGGGGCTTTTTTTATCCGCATTTCACCGCGCACCGCAGCGCATTCAAACCACGTCGAACCAAACCCTTTGAAATGAGCCTTTGAGGAAGTCAGTTAGTGCTGGCGAGCCTCGACGGGCTGGTTTCCTATGCGGCAAAGGTTCATCTCAAAGTAAGGTAACCGCAATGAACTATCCAACCGTATCAGTAAACGGTGTTTCTGTTCGTCTTGATGATGAGGGGCGATACAATCTTAATGATCTCCATGCTGCCGCCGTTGCAAACGGTGAGGCCACAGAAAACCAAAGGCCAAGCCAGTTTATGCGTAGCCGGCAGGTTCGTAATTTTGTCGATACTTTGACCAGAGTGCAAAAATGCACGGCGGTACAAACCATCAATGGGGGCCTTAATCACGGCGTTTGGGCTTTAGAATTAGTAGCAATACGATATGCAGCCTGGCTTAGTGCTGAATTCGAGATCAGGGTTTACCAGACCTTTCAGTCTTCGGTGAGAAAGGGATTTGATGCCATGTCCCGCCTGAACAAAATCGACCACGTAATCAATACGGAAACCAAAGCAATAAGCCAGTGCGCCAGTCAGATGGCGAAATGGGGAGTGGGTGGCAGAAAACAACTACTGCACGCTGCCAGAAACCGCATTATAGATGAGGTTCAACTCTATCTTCCCGGGTATGGAAGTAAAGTAATCGAATAAAGGCCGCCTTTGAGCGGCCTTTTTTGTGACCATTACAAAGCTCATCTGCGGGTGGGCTTAATAATGGCTATAGAGACTCAGCGCTTGGACTAATGTAAAATCACTCCCAAAACAAAGGGGGTAAAATGGATACTGATCTAATATCATTCGAGACATTGCTCGCCACACGAGACTCTGCATACTGGGTCATGTGGGGGGCAATAGCTACCGGTGTAGCCGCTTTCGGATCAGTTATGACACTCATCGTTGCAGGGGCAGCTCTCAACACGTGGAAACAACAAGAAAAGACAAAGATAAGAAGTGAACTCAAGAGGTCTTTACTTGCTTTGGATTACGCCGTTCATATGATGCCTGACACGTGGAATTCATTAACTGCACAGAGAGTAAATATCGCAATCACGCAAAAAGCCTTCCGTTTCGATGGTGATCAAGATGCGATAGTTGCCATGATTGAACTCAAAAAATGCTGGCATGATGCACTTTCTGCGTGGGTTATGTGTGAAGGACAGCTAAAAAAAACAAATCTAACAAAGTTGTGGAATGAATTATCGCAAATTTATTTAGAATTCCTTGAAGGTAAGGCTACTAAGTTGAAAATTTTGGAAAAATTAGCTGAAATGCATTCTGTAAAATTTATCTTCGATTGAAGCACTACCGTTAACAGAACAACCGCCCTCGGGCGGTTTTTTATACCATCACAAAGCCACTTTCTAGTGGCGTTTTAAATGGCTTGGATTGCTATACAAGATTGGCCTTTGAGGCCGCCATAATTAGCTCGTTCATGAAATATTCTTCCACTGACCTTGCGTAGTCTAGATCTACTATTGGTGCTTCAGCATTGCCGGGAACGCTTAACTCATTATCTTGATTGATACGAAAAACGGCAAAGGGTAATTTTTTATCGTTTCCCTTTGTGAAAAACGTAATCTCGATAACAGGTTTAGAATCGTAGAACCTTATCCTGGACTCTCCATAGCAGTGAAAATCACACTGTGGGATAACAATTTCGAGTCCATCAGCAGTTTTGGAAAATTTTATCTTTGAGTTAAGTGTTTGCGACTTGTTCCAGTAATTGTAAACACGTTCAAACAGGTTATCTGCTTTGAATTGAAGATCTTCACCGTGCTGACTAAGCATGCGGGACAATGTTGAAAACTTTAACGCATCCATAATCTCTCCAGAGGTAGTCAAATGGTACTCACCGACAAACAAGAAATGTTTTGTCGCGAGCACCTCATCAATTTAAGTCAGTAATATCTACCTTCTTACGGATAAAGACCAGAGGAACTTATGGCAAAACCGGACTGGGGCGTGCTTCAGAAACGGTTCCTGTCCGAACATGCCGCAACCGGCGTATCACCAAAGGAATGGTGTGAAGCGCAGGGACTGAACTACGCTACCGCCCGTCGATATATCAAAAAACCAACAGCGCAAACTGCGCAGAAAAAAGTGCGTACTCCGCAGAAAGGTAAAAGTGCAGATGAGCTGGTGGCTGATGATGGACTTACCGCTCAGCAGCGCTTATTTGTCGCGGAGTACCTGAAGGATGGCAATGCCACACAGGCAGCTATCCGGGCTGGCTACAGTAAAAAATCAGCTGAACAAATCGGCTATCAACTCCTTCAGAAAACTTCAGTTGCGCAAGCCATTGCGCAGCAGCAGAAAGCCTCCATTGCGCGCACGCTTGGCAGTGCCGATGAAGTCCTCGCGCAGATGTGGCAGCTTGCCACCTTCGATGCAAACCAGCTTTCGCAGTATCGCCGCGGCGCTTGTCGTTATTGCTGGGGATTCGGTCACCACTACCAGTGGCGCGATATGGTGGAGTTCGAGGAGAAACGCCTCGAAGCGCTTGAGCGGAAAAATCGCGAGCCCGTCGATGTTGGTGGTTACGGCTACGACCACAACCGGGAGCCTAACCCTGAATGCCCTCGCTGCAATGGCGATGGCATTGGCCAGCCTTACTTCGCTGACACAAGGAAACTTTCCCCTGATGCTGCGCTGGCTTACTCCGGCGTCAAGCTGGGGAAGAGTGGCGTGGAGATTACGGCCATAAGCCGCGAGCGCATGTTTGAAGCTGTAATGAAACGGCTTGGCCTGGCTGATAGCGAGTTCGCACAGAAGCTGCAGCAAATCGAAATCGAGCGCCGAAAACTTGAAGTGGAAAAACTCCGCAAAGATCTGGCCGGCGATGGTGACGACGACGAGCCAACCCCAGTGCAGATTAATATCAACGTAGTAGATGCGAGGGCGGACGATGGGGATCAGCCCGACACTTAATATCCCGCAGGCGCGCTTCCTCGCGATGCAGCACAAGTTCAAAGCCTACGTTGCCGGATTCGGTTCCGGTAAGACGTGGGTGGGCTGTGGCGGCATCTGTAAGGGGATGTGGGAGCATCCGAAGATTAACCAAGGCTATTTCGCGCCGACTTACCCACAAATCCGCGACATCTTCTACCCGACGATTGAAGAAGTAGCCTTCGACTGGGGGCTAACTGTCAAAATCAACGAGGGGAACAAAGAGGTTCACTTCTACGAGGGGCGACGGTACCGCGGGACGACAATTTGCCGTTCGATGGAGAAACCCGGCTCGATAGTCGGCTTCAAAATCGGTAACGCGATGGTGGATGAGTTGGATGTCATGGCGGCGGCCAAAGCGCAGCAGGCCTGGCGAAAAATCATCGCGCGTATGCGTTACAAGGTTGATGGGCTGCGTAACGGTATCGATGTCACGACGACGCCGGAAGGGTTCAAGTTCGTCTACCAGCAGTTCGTGAAGGCGGTACGTGAAAAGCCTGAGCTTGCGGCCCTGTATGGACTGATTCAGGCCAGCACATTCGACAACGCGAAGAATCTGCCGCCTGACTACATCCCGTCGCTGCTGAGTTCTTACCCTGACGAACTGATTCAGGCCTATCTGCGCGGGAAGTTCACCAACCTCAACAGCGGGACCATTTACCACACCTTTAACCGTAAGCTGAATAACTGTTCTGATGAGATTCAGGACGGGGAGCCGGGGATAACAATAATATGAGCCTCCTGTTTGGAGGCTTTTTTACGCTAAGAGGCAACGATGGCGACCAAATTCACTCTTCAGCCAAAACCAACTTTCAAGGCTAATGTCTCGATCCCGCGCGCAGGTGATGAGGATGGAGTCCTGACGTTTACGTTTAATCACAAACCACTCAAAGAACTGGCAGACCTGGAGAAACTTGAAGGCAAAACAGCCACTGATTTTCTTATGGAAATCATTGCAGGCTGGGCGCTCCCTGATGCGTTCAACGCAGAGAACCTGTCGGTACTGCTGGAGAATTACCCGGCGGCCATTAAGGCCATTCCGGAAACGTACTACCGCGAGCTGATGGGATACCGCGAAAAAAACTGATAGCGGTTGCCTCTGCGTTCTATACGCCTGAACCAACGGCGGCTGACCTGGCACCCTACGGGCTTACGCCGGACGATTACGATGACCAGTTCATTGACGTCTGGCCGGATGTCTGGCCCTCCTTCCTGGTATTTCAGGCCCTCAGTACACAATGGCGCACAGGTATGGGCGGTGCGTCCGGGCTGGATTACAACGTACTCCCCTGGATGATGCGCCTGCATAACGTTGACGATGAGGCAACCGCGCTTTCGGATATAAGGGTGATGGAAAGCGCTGCGCTAAGAATAATGCATAAAGAGAGGGCGGGATGAGCAACGACATCGCAACGATTTCGCTGCGTGTGAACACGAGCGAACTGGAGCGCGGTAACCGTGAACTGGATCGCTTTCAGGAAACTGCGACCGCGGCGGCCGGTAAAGCGGATGACCTGAACAGTACGTTCCGTACCGGGATTGATAACCAGAAAAAAAACAGCGAAAGCCTTAAGCAGCAGCGCCAGGAACTTCAGAACCTGCTGAATAAAATCAGCCCGGTCAACAAGGCACTGGATGAGCTGGACACAATTCAGGAGAGCCTGGCTAAATTCCGCAGTAAAGGTCTGGTGGGTGACGAAGATTTCACACGCTATAACAGTGTGCTTGAAACGACACGCACAAAACTGGCACAGGTCATGGAAGCTGAGACAGCTGAAGGGCGGGTCCGGATTGAACAGGCTCAGGCGGCGCAACGTGCAGCTGCGGCGAGTAAAACGTTTATAGACTCCCTGGAAGAGCAGGTTTCTGCAATCGGTAAAACCCGCGCAGAGTTGCTTGAACTGAAGGCTGCTCAACTAGGTGTGTCAGAACGCGCCGCGCCTATGATCGCCCGGTTGAAGGAGCAGGAGGAAGCGTGGAAATCGGGGGCTATCAGTGCGGGGCAATATCGCAACGCAATGCGATACCTGCCGATGCAAATGACGGATATCGTGACGTCACTGGCTTCGGGCATGCCCGTCTACATGGTAGCCATACAGCAGGGCGGCCAGTTGCGGGACTCGTTTGGTGGCGTTGCAAATGCGCTGAAAGCGATGTTATCCATGGTCACCCCGTTTCGTGTCGCGATTGGTGGTCTGGCAGGTGCTGTTCTGCTTGCTGCTAAAGCAGGCTCCGACTATTTCACAGCCTATGAAGAAATTAACAAAGCCATTATTCGGACTGGCAATATTGCCGGAACGTCAGCGCTCCAGGTTATGGCTTCATCTCAGACTATTGCCGCTTCAACTGGCGCTACGGTTGATACTGTCCAGGGTCTCATGACCGAACTGGTTGGCATGGGATCACTGACACAGCAGCAGCTTGAAAAGGCTACGAGTTCGACAGCTATGGCCGTTCAAACCGGTATTGTTTCGGCACAGGACATCACAAAAGCCTATAAAGACATTGAAAAAGACCCTGTCAAAGCACTGCAGAGCCTCAACGATCAGTATAACTTTCTTACCGTTTCGCAACTTAGGCACATTGATGATCTGGTGAAGCAGAAAAATCAGACCGCTGCAGTGACTCAGGCAATGGACCTGTTTGGCGATACGATGGCACAACGTGGAGAACAGGCTTACGACTCGCTGACACCGTTTGGTCGCCTGTGGCTGGATATCAAGGGCTGGGCGTCTGAGGCCATGCAGAGTATCGGTCAGTGGGTAGCTGAGCTGGCATCAAACACACTGAAGGAGTTCAACGCAATTTATTACAGCGTTGCGATCGTTTTCCAGAAGCTGAACCAGATCATTTCTTCCTCTATCGCTGCCGCGATTAACCTCGTTCCCGACTGGGCGAAAACAGATACTTTGCAGGGATGGCAGGACTACAACGAACAAATGGCCGGCGCTTATGGCGACAGCGTCTCTCAGCTTAAAAAAGACTGGGATGCAGCCGACATTAGCGCAGGTAAATACCTTGATACCACCCGCAAGATAAAAACCGCGACAACCCAGAAGGATCGGGAAGGAGTCGCTGCTTTTGGCAAAAAGACCAAAACCGGAAAGCAGGGCGCTGTATCAGCTGGCGATCGCACCGCGGACGCAGCTCAGGCTGAACTGCTTGCGCTTCAGGCACAGTTACGTGCCCTGCAGCAGCATAAAGGTCTGAACGATACTATCAGCCAGCAGCGAAAAGACCTGTGGACTACTGAGGCTAAATTCCAGGTACTGGAAGAGGCATCACGGTCACGCTCCCTGACAAAGCAGGAAAAATCTCTCCTCGCTAGCAAAGACCAGGTTCTGCAACTGGCGAGGCAGAAAGCTCTGCTTGGTGATCAGATTACCGCGCAGGAACAGCTGAACAAGCGAATGGATACCTCGCAGAAATACGTCACTCAGATAGCAGAGAAGCAGGCTGCATTAGTGAACGGTGCCGGGATGAGTGAACGTCAGGCACAACGTGAACTTGCGAAAAGTCAGCTTGCCGCTGGCTGGAAGAATGCTGGAGGTTCGCTTGATGATGAGGGATACCAGAAACAGACTAAGGCAGCGACTGACTATTACGATGCTGAAGATAAGTTGCGCGGCGATTGGTTGAACGGTGCAAAAAAAGGCTGGGCTGAATTTGAAGACAGCGCGACCGATGTTTACTCGCAGGTGCAGACGATTACCAGCAATGCGTTCACCGGGATGGCCAGCACACTTACTGACTTTTTTACTACTGGTAAATCTAACTTCTCAGATTTCCTGACTACCTTCCTGAAGGGCATCGCCCAGATGCTGACACAGCTGGCGCTAGTTAACGGGATAAAGTCTGCCTTTGGTGGAACGGCAATAGGTAATTTCTTTGGAATACAGGCATGGTCTGGCGGCTTTATTCCTGAGTACGCTAATGGTGGCGCGGTTGGCTATACCGGGGATGGAGGAAAATATCAGCCAAAAGGTGTGGTTCATGGCGGAGAATTCGTATTCACCAAGAAGGCTACCAGTGCGCTGGGTGTTGGATACCTCGATTCACTTATGCGAAGCGCACAGGGTTATGCAAATGGCGGTTATGTTGGCCACGCCCCGATGTATGGGCTTCAGTCATCATCGGCCGGTGGGGTAAGTATTCAAACTTCCGTAGTTGTTCAAAACCAAAATTCTCAGCAGCAGACTTCTGGAAATAACGATGCTATTTCTCGTGCTTACAAGCAGACCATCGATCAGTCTGTTCGTGCCGGGATTGCTAAACAGCTTCAGCCTGGTGGTTTAATCTGGAATGCAACAAAGTCACGATAACCTGCCTCAACGGGTTTTGCCGTTGAAGTAAGCCTGTTAGGATTAGTCCGAACTTTTACTAATGGGAGAAAGGGATATGAAAAAACTCATTTTAGGTGCAGGTTTAATTATTTTGTCTGGATGTGCGGATAACCGCCCAATGCCAACTTTGGATGTAAAAGACGCAACGTGTTCATCTGAGGCTGAGTGTAGTTTTTTATGGTCTAAAGTCCCTCAGCACTTAGAATACGCTACGAAAATGAAAGTAGAGAATGCGAATAACGCATTCATCACAACTTATCCTCCGATTGACACCAGACAGTTAGGGGGGAGAGTTTCAATTGTTAAAAATGGCGATGGTTCATCAACAATAAAACCAGAGTTCATGTGTCATAGGCATATGGTTGGTAATGACTGCCAGCGATTTATTATTAACGCTACAAACTATTTCAATAAAACAATGGAAATTGAAAAGAAATTCAGGTCAAAAAGTTAATTGAGTATGCAGCGCTAATATGTCTTAATTTTTCAGTTTATTGTAACAGCAAATATAACCCGCCAATTGGCGGGTTTTTTTATGCCCGGAGAAAGCATGGCAATCGAAACATTCACCTGGCGAACACAGATACAGGCGGGAATGGAAGGGTCATTCAGCCTTAAAACGCGCTCTGCAACCTTTGGCGACGGCTATGAGCAGATCGCCGGGGAAGGCATAAACCCAGAAAAGCAGTCATGGCCTGTAACACTGACGGGGAAAAAAGCGGACATGCTTCAGGCCCTGAAGTTCTTTCGTTCTCACGTCACAAAGTCATTTATCTGGACATCGCCAGTTGGCGAAATGGGCCTCTATAGGATTGAGGCGGAATCAATCAAGTCACAGCCCTTATCCAGTAACGTTCTGACCATTTCCGCAACATTCAAACAGGCGTACGCACCATGATCACAGCAGACTATCAAAGCCTTGAACCCGGCAATAAGGTCCGGCTTATCGAAGTTGATGGCTCTACGTTCGGCGTGGATGATGTACTGCGATTTCACGCGTATAACCTCCCGCACACGGAAGAAGAAATCGCCGCCGCTGGTGGTGATGAATCAAAGCTGAAGGCGAAAAGTATCTGGTGGCAGGGGGAAGAGTACGCCGCCTGGCCGTATCAGATTGAGGGGCTGGAAGCATCTACAGACGGCAGCAGCGCCCAGCCAACATTGACGGTCGCAGATATCGAAAGCAAGATCACGGCGCTGTGCCTTGCTTATGACGATATGCTACAGGCGAAAGTTACCATCCATGACACCTATTCGCATTATCTCGATGCGCAGAATTTCCCCGCAGGCAACGCAACAGCTGACCCACAACAGGTCAGAAAACGCGTTTTTTACATCGATGGTAAAAACAGCGAAATTCCGGGTGAACGTATCGAGTTCTTACTCGCTAGCCCAATGTCGTTACAGGGAAAGATGATTCCCACACGCCAGCTTCATTCTCTGTGTACCTGGTGCATCCGGAATAAATATCGCACCGGCGACGGCTGCGACTATGCCGGAACCCGCTATTTCGATAAAAACAACAACCCGGTGAACGACCCCTCTCTGGACGAATGCAACGGCACGCTTACGGCCTGTAAGCTCCGGCATGGAGACGGCAACGAACTGCCGTTCGGTGGATTCCCTGGCACGTCTTTGATCAGGAGCTGATATGCGTCAGAAAACCATCGATGCGATTATGGCTCATGCTGCAGCTGAGTATCCTCGCGAGTGTTGCGGCGTGGTGGCGCAGAAAAGCCGTGTTGAACGTTATTTCCCGTGCCGTAATCTTGCCGCGGCGCCGGAGGACAATTTTGTACTTTGCCCCGAAGACTATGCAGCTGCAGAAGACTGGGGGAAGGTGATCGCCATCGCTCACAGTCACCCGGATGCCACGACGCAACCGAGCGAGCTGGATAAAGCGCAATGCGATGCAACCCTTTTACCCTGGCATATCGTGAGTTGGCCGGAGGGAGATTTACGAACCATCCAGCCGCGTGGAGAACTGCCGCTGCTGGAGCGCCCGTTTGTGCTTGGTCACTTCGACTGCTGGGGTTTGGTGATGAGCTATTACCGGCAAACGCACGGGATAGAGCTTCACGATTACCGGGTCGATTATCCCTGGTGGGAAAACGACTACCCGGACAACTTCTATCAGGATTGCTGGTATGAGTGCGGATTCCGTGAATTCGACGGGCCGCCTAAATCTGGCGATATGGTGATCATGCAGGTTCAGGCTGATAAGTGGAATCATGCGGGGGTTCTGCTGGAAGGCAACATGCTACTGCATCACCTTTATGGGCATCTGAGCCAGCGTGTGCCATACGGAGGCTACTGGCGAGAGCGGACAATGAAGGTTTTACGGTATAAAGCTTTGATGTAGCCCGCTATGGTGGGCTACATCACAATGCAAGAAGGGCGGTAGTGGCTGTTTGGACTACAGTTTTTAGCGCCTCAGTAGACAACTCACCTAGTGTTGATTTGGCTTTCTCCTTCTCTGCCTCGTTCATATTTGATATGGCAATAAGGTCTTCAAGCACTACGACGGCGTCCCGGTGAAACTTTATCGTTTGAACGTTAAGAATGGCTGATAGTCCACCGTCATCTTGCATGAAATCTATACCTCGGACAGTTATCGAAAGACTACCAAAATTGATTGAATATGAACTTGAACCTGCCACTAACCCGCTGCTGATTAGACCATGACCTTCAAGATAAAGAAGATTGGCAATCATTTTTTCTTCATCATTGAAGAGGTTAGAGATAAAGTTGAATTCATGTCTACCAATCCTTCCTGGGTAGATATCTAAAAGCTTTTTCATTACCTCCAACTGGAGTTTTCTATCAAATTTGTTCATGTCTAACTCCCTACTTTTGTGCACTTACCAGCGTTTTAATCACGCCAGTAGGTGCTCTTTAACAGTTAGGTTTGCTATCAATCATTAGCCATGTTGATAGCGATAGAGCCCACTTTGGTGGGCTATCTGGTGATACAAATTTGTATCATGAACTCAATTTTTTTTATGGCTATCAGAGTCTTTGCGAAGGCTAGGGTAATCAGCTTTTGTCACAACTTGCTGATAAACACCATATAACATCGTCTGGCTCTGAATGAGATCCACCTCAGCGTAAACAGCGGTAGCTATAACAAAGCCATTACCTTTGTTAATTACTAGGTCGCCATAGTTTTTATTCAAAGCCTTAAGTGTCACCTGAAAGAGATCGGAGAAGTACTGTTTAAAGGTCATTTCCTCTTCATAACCATATAAAACAAAGCTGCCTTGTTGTGGTTCAACGCTAGGATCGAAAGTAACAATACATCCAGGAGGGAAACTGAATCCTCCAGATCCTCTCATTGACTCACCAACAATTTTAAGGGCGAAAGCACTATCGCTCACAGCCACGCCACAGGGGTGAAATGCGGTGGCCGATTTTAAAACTTCATCAAGCCTGTCAGCGAACGGTCCCATGGTTAAAAGCGGGATCTGCCGAACAGAAGTGTATGGGATGAAATTTCTCAGATTGGGTTCCTGCCCATCCCCCGAAGCAAGCCAGCCTGGAGTTGTTCCGAGTGCTGATGCAAGCCTCAATAAAACAGGGTCACGTGGCTTAGATTCACCGCCTTCGTATGCGGCAATCTGACGCTGCACGATGCCTACTTGCTTAGCAAGCTCAGTCTGAGTTAGACCCAGAGATTTTCTTAGCGTGGAGACCCGTTCATGAAACAGGGAGTCAAAGTTCACAATTTCACCATTAAAGACATATTGACATATGAATAATTCATACTAATATCTCTACAAGTTCATATGAGTTTTTATGCAGAGAAAACTAGAGGAGTTCATGATGTCTGAAAACATTTCCACTATCAAGCCGCGCCAGGTCCGTTTTGTTGAGAAGGTAGATTCCCATATTCGTGAATCCGCCAAGCGTTGTCACCGTTCTATTCAGGCAGAGATTTCATATCGCATGGAGTTGTTGATTAAGCTTGAGGAGAAGGGCGATGTTGTCATCCAGTAAAAACAGCGAAGCCCAGAAGTGCGCTAACACTCTGGGCCTCTTATCGAACAATTCCAGCGAAGGAAATATCGACATGAATAGTGTACAGAACAAAGAGTTAACTTTCCACAATACCAGCTTCGCTTACATGGAGATAGCAGGTCAGATTTGGCTTACTGCGGCAGAGGTTGGGGAGGCTCTCGGTTACTCTGATGATAAAGCTATACACCGCTTATATCGAAAGCATACTGATGAATTTACTAACAAAATGACGGGGGTGGTTAAAGTGACCACCCCTGGTGGGATGCAAGATGTTCGCGTTTTTTCATTACGAGGCGCACATCTGATAGGGATGTTCTCCCGTACCCCAACAGCCAAAAAATTCCGCCGCTGGGTACTGAACATTCTGGATCGTGAGGTTCAGCACTCACCGATCGCTAAGCAGTTCACGGACCAAGAACTCTGTGACTTAGCTTGGTTGTGGCGTGCAGGAGCGGTGATGATTACTGCTTGCCGTGAAATTTATCCGCTTCTTAGGGTTGCTGAGCACTGCCAGGCTGGACATTTCTATTCAATTGGCCACGAATTTACCCGAACATTGAATAAAGGTCGTGAAGTTCTCAAGAGAGAAACGGCGCATATCGAATTTCAACCATGGAAGGATGATAACTGGAGCAGGGTATTACCGCATCTGCGTCAGGAGATGTTGCAGTGATGCAAAAAGAAAAGCCGACAGTTACGAGCTGCCGGCTTCCATTGAAACTTGTCAGAAGGATCCAACTAATGACGTCATTAAATTTAGCAGTTCAAGAGCGAATTGTCGATCCCCAGCCGCTGCCGGTAATTGAATGGAAGGGGTTACGTGTTGTTACTACTGAAACTCTGGCTTCAGGTTATGGCACTGATACTATCCGTATCCAACAAAACCACATTCGAAATGAATCTCGTTTTATTGAGGGGGTCCACTTCTTTACCCTTAAGGGAACCGATTTAAAGGAGCTTAAGAATAGACTATCTTCAAGCGAGTTAGTTGGTAAGCGCGCAAGAATACTCACTCTCTGGACAGAGAAGGGCGCCGCCCGCATGTCTAAAATTGTCGATACTGACGAAGCATGGTCTTTCTTCGAGTGCCTGGAGGATTCATACTTCCGTCCAGCCCCGGTTATTGGTATTCCGCTTAGCTATGAAGCCGCACTTGAAGATCTGCTCTTGAAGGTGAAAGAGAATCGCATTATTGCTGAGCAGCGTGATCGTGCAGTCAAAGAGAAGCGCTGGATCTCTGAAAAGCGTGAAGTAACTGCGATGACTACTGCGTCTATAGCTGTGAGGGAAAAAAATAAACTGGCGGAGCGCCTTGGGGAAGGAAAGAACTATGCCGCCATTATTCCCGTGGAAAAGAAGCTTGGGCAAAAGTTTAAATGGCAGCCTTTGCGCAAGTGGTGCCGGGAGAATGACGCTACCCCTCACGATGTGGAGGATCCTCGCTTCGGTAGCGTTAAGTCCTGGCCACGCGCGGCATGGCTTGCAGTGTACGGTGTAGACCTTCGAAAACTATTCTAATCACAGTCAAATATAAACCCGCTTCGGCGGGTTTTTTTATGGGGTAATTATGGTCATTTCACTTGATATAGAACAGCTCAGAACCGTCAGGCTTTATGGTGTTCTTGGCGCCACCTTCGGGCGTGAATATCGTTTATCAGTAGCTTCACCAAAAGAGGCCATCCGCGCCCTGAGCGTCATCGTGCCGGGTTTTGAGCGTTTCCTGAATACAAGTAAGCAACGAGGTTTAACTTATGCGGTATTCAGCGGGAAACGAAACCTCTTAAACGATGAGCTCAGTATGGACAGCAGCACAGAGGAAATCCGCATCGCGCCGGTGATCATCGGCAGTAAGCGAGCCGGAGTGTTTCAGACAATCCTCGGGGTTGCCCTTGTTGCTGTTGCTGCGTTCGTTACGGGAGGGGCCGCGATCGGGATTGGTGGTACCGCTTTCGCTGGTGGATGGGGAGCTGTGGCGGGAATTGGTGCATCAATGGCGATCGGCGGCGTAGTCCAGATGCTTTCTCCACAGACAACCGGGCTCGCCAGTAAGCAATCTGCGGATAACCAAGCCAGCTACGCCTTTGGTGGAGTAACAAACACGACAGCCCAGGGGAATCCGGTACCACTTCTTTATGGCCGCCGGCGAATCGGCGGCGCGATTATTTCTGCCGGGATTTATGTGGAGGATCAACAATGAAAAAATACTTGAGACTGACCATTTCAGGACTGCATCGAGTCGATGAGGGAATTTTAATCGGTGGACATGCGAAAGTGATAGTAACACGTGGCGAAGATGTTATTTGCCGAGAGGACTTAACAGGAAAGGTTTCTGATAAATATTCCAAGCTATATGACGTTGAAGATAACGGTCTTCCTGTATCAGTAACGACTTCAAGCGATTGTCAGTTTTTCAAAGCTGAAGCTGACTTTGTAAACCCATTTAGCGAAACAAACATCTAACTAATTTTCTTCAGAAATAAGCCGCCTTCGGGTGGCTTTTTTTATGGGCGCAATATGGCAACTGCAATCGCTATAAAAGGCCGCAAGGGCGGCAGCTCAAGCTCCCGCACCCCTACCGAACAGCCTGATGATCTGCAATCTGTAGCAAAGGCAAAAATCCTCGTTGCACTGGGAGAGGGTGAATTTGCCGGGCAGCTGACGGCGAAAGATATCTATCTGGACGGAACGGCTCTGGAGAATGCTGACGGCTCTCAAAACTTCAGCGGCGTTACGTGGGAATTTCGCGCTGGAACTCAGGCGCAAAAATATATTCAGGGCATACCCGGTACCGAAAACGAAATCAACGTGGGAACTGAGGTATCGAGCGCTACAGCGTGGACGCGCACGTTTACCAATACGCAGCTTTCAGCTGTTCGCCTGCGCCTGAAATGGCCTTCGCTTTTCAAGCAGGAGGACGACGGCGATCTGATCGGTTACTCGGTTAATTATGCGATTGACCTGCAGACGGACGGCGGCACATGGCAGACGGTACTCAATACCAGCGTGACTGGCAAAACGACGTCAGGTTACGAGCGCAGCCACCGTATCGATTTACCTCAGGCTGGCAGCACCTGGACAATCCGACTGCGTAAGATTACGTCTGATGCCAACAGCGCGAAGGTCGGCGACATGATGATGCTGCAGAGCTTCACCGAGGTAATTGACGCCAAATTACGCTATCCAAACACAGCGCTGCTTTATATCGAATTCGATTCCAGCCAGTTTAACGGCTCAATCCCGCAGATCTCATGTGAGCCCCGCGGTCGTGTTATCCGCGTGCCTGATACCTATGACCCTGAAACCCGTACTTACAGCGGTACTTGGCTTGGGGACTTTAAATGGGCCTGGACCGATAACCCTGCATGGATTTTCTACGACCTGGTGGTTAGCGACCGTTTCGGACTTGGGGATCGTCTTACAACGGCCAACATAGATAAATGGACGCTCTACCAGGTTGCA